AAGCAAAATCGCGCGCAACTTATTGGCCCATAATCAAGATTTCTTCGATCCGTCGGGCTTAACCGGACAGCAGTGGCTCAACATCGATCTTGATGAGATCGGCGATCGTCTACTGATTCTCGACTTTCGCGCCAAACCGGAAGCCGTCCACGCGGAACTGAAGCGACTATCCGAGCACCATCCGCTCGCTCTCATCATCGTCGACACGCTCGCCGCTTTTTTCGACGGCGACAATATCAATGATGCGGTTCAGGGCGGCCAATTCATGCGCCGGCTGCGGCCGCTTACCCAAATCGCCGGCCTTCCCTCCGTCGTGGTCTCAGCGCACCCCGTCAAAAACGCATCCGAGGAAGCACTTGTCCCTTATGGCTCCGGGGCAATCTTGAACGAAGTCGACGGCAATCTGACTCTTTGGAAAAATCCCGCGACGGGGCTCGTTTCCCTCCACTGGCAAGGCAAATTGCGCGGCTTGGAATTTGAGCCCGTCCCGTTCCGATTCGAGATTATGGGCTGTCCCGACATCTTGGACGCCAAAGGCCGCGAAGTTCACCTCCCGACGCTGCGCCCAAGCTCCGCCGAAGTCGCCGAAGATCGCCAGCAGGCCGAAGTCGACACAGACCGCAAGCTGTTATTCGCCATGATCGCCGAGCCGAGCGCGACGCAACAGGAATGGGCGGCAGCCATCGGACGGTCCAAGGGTCTCGTGAATAGAAAGCTGCAACGACTGCGCGGCGACAAGCTCGTAGACGAGACGCTCGGCAAATGGACGGTCACGCCAAAGGGCAAAAAAGCAGTCGAGGCGACGCCGTGAAACAGCGCAGCTTACGTTGTTTACCCCCCGTAAACAAACCGGCTCTTTTGTTTACCCCGTTTACGGTGAACAAATGGGTGAACACGGCATGGGACAACAGACGGATAATACGGGCGTTTACCCGTAAACAACATGGTAAACAGTGGCCTTGTTTGTTTACCCGTTCACCCCTTTCCCTTCCTATAGGGAAGGGTGACGGTAAACAGGCTGAACAGAAACCTCGATTACTGACAATTCAGACCCCGGAGGCGTCATGACCTCGCCGGGCAAATTGACGAGCCGCTTTCGCGTAGGACGTTTCACTTGCGTCCTGGCGGCGAACATCACTGGCGACCTCGGTCTGACATGCGAGTGGGAACCGAAAATCCCAAAGCGCCTGTCGCCGGATGCAATCGCCGCCTATCGGGCCGGACGCGACGCGTTCTTTGCGCAGCTCGGCGAGGCTCTCGGGCAAACGGTCGCCATCGTCGAAGCTGATCCAAACGGCGCTCGCGTCACAGTTCCGCGCGCCGAAGAATGCCGAGGGCGCTCATGAAAACCGCCGACGCCTCGCGGGGAATCGCCGTCACGCCGCCGCGTGTGGCTATACCGGTAAACATCAATGATCTCAAATACTTCCGGGTCCTTCCCCCGACCTGTGAAAACACACGAGTCGCGCGCGAGGGCCCGTCGCTGCAACTTACACGCTAAATCCGAAGCCTTAATTTAAGTGGGACTAAACTTAAATGAACAGCGGCATCATCACAAAAGGCGAGTTCGCGGCGAGGCTTGGTGTGAGCGCTGCACGCGTCTCGCAGTTCGTAAGCGAGAAAAAAATCCACGGCCCCGCCCTTGTCGGCAGCGGTCGGAAGGCGCGGATCAACGTCGCCGTTGCACTGGCGCAGCTCGACAAAAATCTCGACATCAGCCAGCGCACGGGCATGAACGCGAAGGCGAAGCTGGACGCAGGGAAACCGGCCGCCAGCGCCGTGAAGCCAAGCCCCGCAGCCATCGCAGCGTCTACACCATCCGGGGCCATCAGCGAGCCGCACCCGCGCGGAGACGACGATGATGATTATCCGGGCCCGGTCGAGGAGCAGATCAAACGGCAGCGCCTCGAACAGATCAGCTTGGCGAACGCGAAGGCGCGCGAAGAGGCGTCGGCGCGCTCCGGGCGTTTTGTCCGCGCCGATGATGCGCGGCGCGAAGCGGGCCGCATCTCCGGGCGTCTTTTGACTATATTTGACGCCGCAATCGTCGAGTTTTCGAATGCCATCGCAGCCGCGCCACCGACATCATCGCGGGCGGCCCTGCGGCTGTTGCGGTCGACATGGCGCGGCATCCGCGTGAGGCAGGCCAGTGCTATCGGCGCCGAGGCGCAGGCATTGCCGGCGCTTCTTGAGGACGAAGAGGAGCAGAAAAATGTCTCAAACAGCTAACGCACAACGCATCGCCCTCGAATCCATTGCCTGTGCTTTAGAGCCGCCGGCGCCGATAGATTTCCTGGCCTGGGCGGAGAACAACATCGTTTTTGAGGATGGACCGTTTCGCGGCCCGTATTCGCGAGCGCTATTCCCCTTTAACGACGAAATACTGCGCGCTCTATCGCCGGACGACCCATGTAGATTTGTGACCTTCATGGCCTCTGCCCAATGCGGAAAAACTGTGCTAGGCAACATCTTCTGTCTCGGGTCGCTCGTCATGGGGCGTGGGACATTTCTATACTGCCACCCAACAACAGACAATGCGCTGAGGTGGTCTAAAGCAAAACTCACTCCATTGATGAATTCTACGGCTGGCGTCCGCGAGCTGTTTCCACAACGCGCCAATGATTCCACGGCGGCAATACTCTATAAAGAGCGCCGCGACGGCCTGGCTCGACTGTTAATCAGCGGGGCAAACTCGCCGGCGTCTCTGTCGCAAGTAACTATCAGCAATCAAGTTCAAGATGACCTGGCGAAGTGGGAGCCAAACCTAGCCGGCAACCCGGAATCAATGGCAGACAGCCGCTCGCGAGCCATTGCCGACGCCAAAATACTGAAAATTTCAACGCCGTTGCTTTCGCCTGGATGTAACATAACCAAAAACTTCACAGACGGTTCTCAGGAATACCCTTACGTTCCGTGCCCGCATTGCGGTCATCATCAGATTTTGGAGTGGAGCAATTTTCTGGCCGCGCTCGATCCGACGAAACCCGACGAAGCGCATTTTACCTGCATCGAATGCGGCTGCCTGATTCTGGAGCATGACCGCCCGAAGATGCTCGCCAGCTTCCAATGGCGCTCACATAACCCTTCGGCAAAGGCAACGCATCGGTCATTTTGGTTATGGTCAGCGTATAGCTACCTTCAATCATGGGAACAGATTGCTCGCGAATGGCTTAAAAACCAAGGAGACCCTGCGGGCGAGAAGAGTTTTTGGAACGATACACTGGGCATAGCCTATGAAACCCGAGGCGACGGACGCCCATGGGAAGAGTTGGCCGCGCGCGCGGCGAAATCGGATTATGCGCGCGGAGTAGTGCCGAAGGGCGCGCTAGTATTGACGCTCGGTGTTGACTGTCAGCTCGACCGGATAGAATGGGTGCTGGTCGGACATGGACAGCAATATCGGCGCTACATTGTTGATTATGGCGTCATCGGCAAGCATATTTCCGAGCCGGACTGCCAACGCAATCTCGACCTGCTGTTGGAGCGCAAATTGTTCAACTATTGCGGCCAGCCGATGGGAATTTCACTTACCGCGATCGATGCAAACTACTCGACCGACGAGGTTCTAAACTATGCGCGGAAATATCCCACGCACAAGCTGATCGCCATTCGAGGCGCGCGCGGTGATTCCGCTCCACGTATTGCCAAGGTGCAACGCGAGCGCGACGAGAAAAAGGGCGTTGTTCGCAAGAGAGGCAATCGGTTTTTCAATATCGGTGTGAACAATTTCAAATTGGCGCTCTATCGCGACCTTGCGAAGGACGATCCGGCGCTCCCTGGTTACATCTCATTTCCGACAGGCCTGGAGGATCGTTTCTTTCAGGAACTGGTTAGTGAAACCCGCGTCGCCAAAAAGCGCATGGGACAACTGTATTACGTTTGGGACAAACCTGATCGGCAGGCCAATGAAATGCTCGACGCGGTGATTTATGCCTCGGCGGCGGCAATAAAACATGGGGTGAACGCGATCAGCGATACTGGCTGGAAAAAGCTCGAATCTGAGTTTGAAGTGCGTGCTCCCCTCGCCGCCGATGCGACGAAACTCGATAATCCGCGCGCCCTTGTGTTCAAGTCTCTAGCTTCTCAACTGGCGAGGTAACAAAATGGCCGGCATTCGAATTTTCCAAATTGAACTGTGTGACCGATTCACGGGCGACGCGATGACTTTGGAGGGTGGCCGCAGTTTCGAAGGCGATGCTCCGCTTTACCTCAAGGTCGACTTGCTCCAGTGGGCCATGACGATCGACGAAGCCAGTCGCGTCGCCACGGCGGCGGGGCGGCTCAACTATCGCATTCGGCGCGCTGGCCAGAAGAGCGAGCGTCCAAACCCAGGGCCTATTTTTAGGCAAAAGCTTTCGACGGACGATCAAACCGTCGCCGCGGTGATCGAACTCGGCCTTTGCGCCGTCGACAGAATAGATGCGGTCTATTTCGAATTCGCTGGGATGCGCGTCGCGCTCGACGATGAACATGGGGCGAACCTGCTTATGGCGCTGGAACGGTTTGCCGGTGATATCGCGGATATGAGACGCGGAAGCGGCGAAACTCACCCGTTTTTTATTAAACCCGATTGGGGGTTTTGATGAGCAAAGCAACATCTGCGATTGACCACCTCGCCGGCGAGCCAAAAATAGAAGCGCCCGTCGACAATCTGACGCTCCTCATGATGGTTCTCGGGCTCGCCGCGCGCGTCGACGCACTGGAGGCCGAGGCGTCCGCCAAGCGGCAATCAGTCGCGGATGAAGATATGGAGCCGCGCCCGGCTGGCAACTGGGTATCTGTGAAGGAAGCAGCCTATCAAGCCAACCGATCGGCGGCGTGGATTCGTAAATGGCGCAAGCGAGGAGAGATCGCGCAACATCTCGAAGGCGGCCATGTGCTGGTCAATCTCGAAACTGTGCAGCGTGCGATCGTGCGCTGTTAACGCACGCTCAGAACCGTGAAATATTCGCATCATGAAAAAACATGACCCCCTCGCCGCTAACCGCGCTCGCGTCGCCACTGCCGAGCGTGAACTCCTCGCCGCCCGCGATGCCATGCGATCGGGCGCAAAAATGTTCAAAATTCCGACCGAGCGATTGTTCGGAGATTGCACTTTTGTTTCGCGTGAATCAGCGAAGTCATGGGTCAAAGACGCGCGGCGTGAGGCCCACGAGGAAGCGCGAGAACGCCAGAAAGAAAATATCGCAGCTCTGACCCGCATAGCCGACGACCGCGCCGCCGGGAAGCCGAGTCCGTTCGCGCATCTGGATTCGGATAACTTTCGCGAGTGGTGGCAATACCAACACGACCCGTCGAAATGTTCCGGCGCTTATTTGCAGAGGCGCAAGGCACTTGACAAGGTAATCAACACGTCAATGGCATTGTCGAAACTTTGTAAGGCGCAGGGCTTGGAATTTTCCGAGGTGTTTGGACCGGGAAGCCTCGCGACACCGGCGAGTCTGGCGATGGCTGAAAGGCTTATCGCCGGCGCGCAAGGTCGCGCTGCGGTCGCGCCGCATGACGATGAAACCGATGACGTTGCGCGCCAGATCGTTGCTGCGGGACGTAAACGCCGTTGCGAGACCGATGAGAGCGCGCCCTTTCTGCGTGTTGTGCGCGATGACGAGCAGCCAGTGGTAGCGACTCCGCAAGCCATCTTAAGAGCAGCGGCCAAAGCCCGTGGAGAAATTGAATGACCTCCAGTTGGCGATTGGCTGGCGCGGCGACCGAGGCTCACCAAATAGAGACAAACGAGCGTCTCGCGGCGATTGCGAGCAGTTCCCAAAACTGGGCGGTGACGCAAGTTGCGGTGACCGATACCGCGACATTGATTTGTCCCGAGCGTGTCGGACGGAGAAGCGTCACGATCACAAATCTATCCGCCGTCGCCGTGTATTTGGGCGGCGACGACAGCGTGAATGTTGCGAACGGCGTTCCATTGCCGGGCATCGTCGGCGCGGTGAAAACTATCGAAACATGCGGGTCGATTTGGGGCGTTACATCCGATGCGGCGACCGTGAGTGTAGAAGAACTTTTTTGAGGAGAATCCGATGACTCAAGCCGAAGAAATCGCCGCGCTGAAAGCGCAGATTGCCGAACTGGAGCGCCGCTTCGACGCCAAGGACGCGCCGCCCGCGCCCGCGAAGATGGTGCAGCCGAAGCCGGTTGAGCCGGAAGGAACGCGCGTCTTCCACATCGCGCCGGTCAGTAATTTTGTGATGCCGTCGTCGAGCGATTTGGCGCAGCTCCTTTCCATTGTGTTGCGAAAATTCCCGAAACTCGCGCCGGATACCACGGACCGCTGGGCGGACAACAACGAAGCCAAGTTTGCCAAGCAATTCGAGGCTGCGTTTCGCGCGATCGCGATGATGCACCGCACCGAAAAGCCCGACAAAAAACGCTACGTCCAATATTTCATCGACCACGGCGAGGATTTGTTGCGCGCGCTCGGCCCTCATGCGGAGATCGGTCCAGCGTTTACCGTAGCGTGCCTGGCTCACGGCGATGTGCCTATTTCGGATTGGAGAATCGACGGCGTGGTTCTCGAATTCGGATTGAATATTTATCGTATCGGCCGGCCGGCGACGGATGCTTGGCGCAAAGTGTTGTCGACGGGCCGGACCATCGAACTGACCGCGCCGCCGTCTTCGCGAAACTATGCAACGCCAGTTTTTCGCGTCGACAGTGTCGCGTGAACGATCTTCGCGATGGTTGACCTAAGAGCAACCATCGCGTGAGCCAGCGACGGCGGTGTTTCGCGGAACGGTGCGCCGCCGTCGCAAGGCTCCAAGACTTCGGCACCCGTGTTGCTTCGGGAGCCTTGAGGCCAGCGCCGCGATTGGGTTCTCCTCCTCGTCGCGGCGCAAGGCTCTCGCAATGACAAGGAATTGAACGTGAGCCAGGCCGAAACATTATCGCTAGTCGCACAGGTCGTCGACAAGTTCTCCGCGCCTATCGCCGAAATGCGTAAAAGTCTCGGGGCGCTTAGCGAAAAAAACATCGCGAGTCACAAGGCCGGAAAGCAAGCTGCGACCGTCCATTCTGTCGCATTCGCGGAACTCCGCAAGCAAATCAAAGAAACTGCCGATAATACCAAAAATATTCTCTCGCCCGCCCTTACGACTTTAGGCATAGGTGCAATTTCCACTGGAGCGGCCATCGCTGGTATCACGGCGGCAGTGAAGGGCTTTTCGGATTCCTCGCGCGGCCTCGCGTTCGCCAATCGCGAAACAGGTTTGAGCGTTCAACATCTCCGCGAATTGCAAGCGCTTGCTCCGCGCATCGGCTCGACGCCGGAAGCGTTGACGCAAAGTCTTACCAATTTCAATACCGCATTGGATCAATGGAAAAACCGGCTCGGCCCGCTGCGCGAATTCTTCGCCAGCCGCTTCGGCGAGGGCGCGGGCTACATCCGCCAGCTTGGAGAGGAGCTGCTTCACACTACGGACCGTTGGCAGCAACTTAATCTGGTCGAAAAGTTAGCCGGTCAAATGCCGAAGGAAAGCGAGCGTCGATCATTCTATGAGGCGTTGGGGCTCGATCCGAATCTCGCTCGCCTCAAGGGCAAGGAATTCACCGACGCGCTCGCGGACATCCGCAAAACCATCAAGCCTCTTGGGCCGAACGATATCGTCAAAGGCAAAGAGTCCGCTCAGGCATTTGATAGATTGCGTGAGTCCATAACTAGTTTGAAGGACACAATCGGCGCCGAACTATCGCCAGAAATGACGAAGGCGACGAACGCTGTTCGCAATTTCATCAACGCGCATGGTGAGGACCTTCGGAAACTTCTGCATGATATCGCGCACGAACTTGAGAGCGCCAACTGGAAAAAATTTGGCGACGACCTCCGCGCCGCGGCGAAGTGGATTGATGGCACGGCGCAAAGTCTGGGCGGCTGGAAAGTCGTCATGGAAGGCATTATCGCGCTGAAGCTGGTCAACCTGATCGCGCCAACAGCCGCTCTGGGCCTCGCCGCGACCCGAACCGCTGCATCATTGGTAAGCATGGGCGCGACGCTGGCCGGATTGACCGCCCCGGCATGGTTACTCGCGCTGCTCGCCGGTGTAACGACGAAGGCGCTAATCGAGACAGTCAAGCCACAACCTTTGAACAAAGGCGAAGACGAATTCGCGCGCCAGAAAAAATATGGGCTGGAGCCAAAGGACGAGAATAAGGGCGTTCGTGCAGCCGCGCGCTCGATCCGAAAGAAGATCTCGGCCCCGGCGGATGAGGCATCCAATTACGGGCGCCTCACGCCAATCAGTTACGGCGGCAATACCGGGGCAGCGTCATTCCGCGGAGAAGACATCCTCCAGAGAGCGGTTCTCAAGGGCTCTAGCGAGGGCACGCGCCAAGGTGTTCTCGATGCCTTCCGCGCATGGATCCAGGAGCGCGGCCAGGGCGGCATCGTCCAAGCGGCGTATCATCCCGGCGAGTCGGGCGGCATGGGCGGCGGGGGTGGATCAGGCGGCGGCGGCGGCGGTGTTGGGACCGGAGAAGGCGGTGAAGCCGCTGGCGGCGGTCGCGCGGGCCATCGCGGAGAGGCGGGAGGCGCAAGCGCGCCATTTCGTTCAAGCCATGGCGACAATCAAGAGATCGTCGACCAGATCACCAAGACCGCGAAGAAATACGGCATCGATCCGAACATCGCCCTGCGCGTCGCGCGCTCAGAAGGCGGACTGTCGCAATACGCTAAGCCAGGCGATAAAGGAACTTCGTTCGGTCCGTTCCAGCTGCATTATAAAAACGGCTCATCGCGGATTTTGGTTGCGGATTTTTGCTAAAATTCAGAGTTCCGGCAAGCTGGAGGTCAGGATTTTGAGTTTGAGATATTCTTCATCACGGAGGCCATAGGCGCGGCGCTGGAT